GGGTGGACGACGGCGCGTAATGGTTACCCGGGTATATATGCAAATGCCGCGAGATCTGCATATTTGGTGTTCTTTGGTGGTTCGGGAACAGTCTCGATCTCTGGTACTTCAGGCGCATCAACCCACATTTCACCGTCGATCATATCGAACAATATGCGAATGCTCTTCAATGGGACACTGAAGAACTCGCGTTTAGGATGAATACGCTTACCAAAGGATGCAAGCGCTCTATGTAACTTTTGCTCCTTATCTCTGGCGTCAGTTACCTTCTTTGCGAATTCAAGTTTGAAGTGTGGAAGAGACCAGGTATCTCCGTTTGCTTGTCTCAGTCTCTCAGTCGGCGTCTTATCGGTATAACCCACCTTATATGTATCGGGCGCCATTGTCGAATTCGATATTACATAGATGTAACCTTCTGTCATTTTTAATGCTACAATGCTGTAGTAGGTAAATAGGTTCTAGGCTAATCACTTAAAAATAATGTGTTGAGTAAGTTCATATCATTGATGGTGAAGCCCCTGTTCACTTTGGCGACTCGACTGCTCAGCACACACGGTTCATTCGTATGTACGGTGTCAAGGATCCGAAGTGGGTTTCTCCCTCGTGAAAACTTGGACCAAGCAAAACAGCAATTAGCAGAAATTCAGCGCACCCTACGAGAGATTGAAGAAACCCTCAAAGAGGATCAGTCTCGCTTAGTCGCAACCTTGAGCTCAAAACCGTAATCCTTCTCCACCATCTTCGCCTCTTGGCGACGCACAATCTCATTCATCAAATCCTCTCCATTCTCTGGCAGTAACTCATCGAGATACTGCTTCAATTCCTTCTTGGAAAGCGTCCAACCCTTTTTCCACTCGTTTGGACGCTTGACACTAAACACCATACCAGAACTAGAAAGTTCAATCTTTGAAGGGAGTTCATCTCGGGTAGTAGCGTAGAGTGCAGTAAGATCCAACTCAACAGTGCGACGCTGATCGCGAAGTTCAGACGCACGTGAATTGACCTCATTGAGACGGCGGGTGATGTCGGCATACTTGGTGAGAACAGGCTTGAGTTGCTCCATTTTGAATTGACTCTTTCCTGGTTTAAAAGTATCCGTTTTAAACCAAGGATGTCGTGGCTTGATGACGACGAAGTTGAGCGACTTAGGTCAGTCTACAACAAGGAACACCCCAAGGAATCGCCCATTTCAAAGGGAACAACCGAAGAGATGTGGACGAATCTCCAACACCGCCTTCATGACAAGTGTTCCACCGGATCCGCAGAGTGTATCGTCTCCTCGTTGCTTCAGCGCCCCAAGGCGCCGAAGGAGTGGGCGGTAAACCGATATGAATGGTTGTCATCCGACGATATTGACCATGTTGAAAAGAGTTATACCTCGCTATTCTCCAAGTACTTCTTTGTTGGTTGTATTCCGATTGACTTTGACCTCAAGTCAGAGACCCAACAGTGTCTTGTGAGTTCCCTGTGCAAGATGAAGTTGCCTGAACTCGCAAAGAAGGGTCACGAACAGATTGGTATTGTCTTCAACACAGACCCTCACGATGGACCCGGTGAGCACTGGATTGCCTTGTTCTGCGATATCCGTCCGGAACTCGAGTACCCCCGTGTTACCTACTTTGATTCATATGCACAGGCGCCCGAACCTGAGATCAAGACGCTCATGCGAAGGTGGAAGGAACAATGGGATGCAACGAAGCAGCACCCGCAACCGATGAAGATGACGTTCAATGCGACTCACCATCAGTTCAAGGGTTCTGAGTGTGGTATGTATTGCTTGTACTTCCACCGTTGCTGTCTGATGGAGATCCCTATGGAGACTCGTATCCCAGATGATGTTATTAATGGATTTCGTCAGTTGTTGTTCAGGGTTCCAAAAATACCTTCCGACAAGGAGTAATGGAGACAGCGTTGGCAGTCGCACTTGTTGGAGTTCTTGGATACACTGTGTGGAAAGAGACCAAAGGAGAAGAACCGGAACTCGTACTGACGCCTAAACGTCTCTGTGATTATGTGGTTCGCGGAGGAACCTATGAAAAACCCTCAGATGTCATTGCATCTGGTCGCAGGTTGCTTGAGGTTCATCTCTACGCAGATGAGAACGGTAACCCGATTGTGGCACAGTCGCCGCAGAATCAAGGGTATGATTATGCATATGACTACTGGACATTCGATTCAGTCTGCGTAGACTTAATCCAGGCGTTCCCCAGTGCTCAACCGTTTATCCTCTCAATCGTTCCTCACACCTCGAACGTGGTAACCCTCAACAAGGCGGCAGAGATCATCAAGACAACTGTTCGTCGCAATCTGCTCCCTCCTGAATACACAGACGTCCATGAGGTGTCGATTGGACTGTTGAGGAACAAACTCATCATTGCTTCTGGGAATGTTCAGGGTTCGCAACTTGCAGAACTTGTGAACCTATCGTGGAGTGAGACCCATCTTCGTCGTCTCACGTTTGGGCAAGCGGTCCACCCTGGTGACTACTCAGAACTCGTCGCCTTCAACAGGAACGCCATTACACTCGTGGCGCCCGACCCTGTGTTCGGAAAGAAGGGAATCAATCCCGAGGTATCCACTGCGTATGGATGTCAATGGATTCTGTTTGGCAGCACGCCAGGGTTCGTTGAAAAACCCGTAGGACTACAATAAGTTTTGTTGTGTGTGTAATAAATGTCTGAGGGTGGAAAGCGCAATGCATGGCTCACGCACGTGAAGAAGACGATGAAGGCTCACAAGGGGATGAAGTTTGGTCAGGTCCTCAAGATGGCGAAGAAGACCTACAAGAAGTCGGGCGGTGGTGTTACTCCGCACACGGATTTCGGCGCCGATGCAGATATCTCCTCTGCAGGTCCCAACAACACGAGTCCGTTCCACTCGAGCGATGCCGCGCCGGTCGGTGGTCGCCGCCGCTCGCGCAAGACTCGCCGCGGTGGACGCAAGCACTAGACGTAAAACGGAATCTAGGAAGACTACTAAGTAGTCATCATGGATCCGCCTAAGACTCGTAAGGAGACAAAGAAAACTGCAAAAGAGAAGAAGGCGGATGTCTATTCCGCCCGACATGCTCGGTTAATGACCGCAAACCAACCTAAGAAAGCAAAGTAGCGTGACTCACTCGGAACGTCTTTCTGTGATCACGATCTTTAGTACGACCACCTGCCGTCTTGCGGCACGTTTTTCCATGGTACGTCTTTTTAGAGCAACCGCTCTTGAAATACGCAAGATGATGAGCAAAACCTTTGAAAGTTGGCATACGAGTTCCTACCTTTTTCGATAAGACTGTCAACAACCCATACATCCACTTCATGTACGCCTTGCGAGATCCTAACTCAGGTTCATGCGCTGTAATGTACTCGGCATACACCTTGCGAAGTTCAGGAAATGGGTAGACGTGATGAAGCGCATGCAAGAAGGTCCTCTGTGTTGCCATCTGTTCCGGTTCAGGTTCATCCGGATAGTTTGCAGCAATTGAACCCAAAAAGTCCCCACCAGGAACAGCAGTTGGTTTCAGTGTCATGTAGTGTTTCTTTACTGCATCGAAGTCGGGATCAGGTCCAGGATTGATAACAGCAGGGTCATCCCTGCACTGAGTTCGTAGTTTGTTGTTGACCATGTTGTGAATGTCAAACAACCACTTGCCTGGGTCTCCTCGCAGAGGATGACTCTTCACAAACTCAGTCGTAGACGCCCTACAGAACTTACAAGGCAACACATCTTTCATCTGATTGAGAACATCATCTGGGTGGTCTGACTTGAACGCAACTAGGTGAAATAGTTGCCATGCACTGGGTCCCCAGAACCGAGTGTCCATTATAAGTCTTTAACTAAATCTTTTTACCACTATAATGGAGGTGTTCCTTCTCATTGTTGCTGCTCTACTCATAGTCCTCCTCTACCTACTCAACACTGAGCACTTTACCATCAATATCACGGTGCCAGACAATGACAACAAACCGGTCATCCAGACATCTGGAGGGACATCAAAGTTCGCGATTGAACCCTCAGCAGCAGGTTCAAGGTCGTCTGGTCCCGCCCCCGTCAAACTAGACGCTCATGCTCGCGCTCTTGCTCGAATGGCAGAAATCAAGGAAGCAAAGGAAGCGCCTGCTCGCGCTGCTGCTCAAGCGGCAGCAGAGAAAGCGGCAGCAGAGAAAGCGGCAGCAGACAAGGTAGCAGCAGACGCTAAGGCGGCAAAGGATGCTGCAGATGCCAAAGCGGCAAAGGACGCCTCAGACGCCAAAGCGGCAGCAGAAGCAAGAGCAGCAGCAGAAGCAAAGACGAGAGCAGATAGAGATGCAGCAGACGCTCACGCTGTTTCTATGCAAACCGCAGCAGCACTCGCCGAACTGATTGCTGGAATACGCGCTGACAAACAAGCGGCAGCACAAGCGGCAGCAGATGCCAAGGCGGCAAAGGACGCCGCGGATGCTAAAGCGGCAGCAGATGCCAAGGCGGCAGCAGATGCCAAAGCGGCAGCAGAGAAGGCGGCGGCAGATGCTAAAGCGGCAGCAGATGCTAAAGCGGCGGCGGAAGCAAGAGCAGCAGCAGAAGCAAAGGTGGCGGCACAGTTGGCAAAGGATGCTGCGGATGTAATACCTCTTTCGAGATACGCCGCAGATAACAACATAGATGCGATAAAAGATATGATGTTAAAAGGCGTGAATGTTAATGCGAAAAATACCGATGGATCGACAGCACTACATGTTGCATCTAGAACGGGTCAGGCAGAGCATCCAGGATCTTACGATGCAGTAGTGCTATTGTTGAGAAATGGTGCAAATGTGAATGTTCTTGATAATGATGGCAACACTCCACTTCACAAAGCGTTCGAAACTACAAACTATCAGATTATACGCGTTCTTACTGAAGCAGGTGCTGACTGGAAAATAAGAAATAAGAAAGGGCAAACTCCACTAGATAAGAATAATTATCCAGATTGGTGGACTCGGGGAGAGGAAAAGGATTTTTGGCGGATGCACGCTTAACACCAAAATAAAGTATACCATTCATAATAAAAATGCTTGACACTCGGGACATCATCATCCTCACTGCGTCGTTCTACCTCGGAGGGGTGGTTGGAGAGTTTTTTAAGTCGCTGTCAGAGGATATCCTGACGCCGCTGCTCGCGCCCGCGGCCGCTGCCGGCAAGGGTGTTTCGACATACACGGTCACGGTGGGTGGCATCACGCTCAAGCTGGGCGAGGTCATGGTCGCCTTCGTGAACCTGGTTGTCTCGTTCGTGCTGGTCATCTTCGCGATCGGCATGCTGCGTACGTATGTGCTGTCCAAGATCGGCGCTGCCCGCTCGTAGAAGTAAAAAATAACACTGATTTATAAATGTCCTGGACTGATCCCCGTACATGGTTCTCTTCGAGCACGCCCACTGCCACGCTTCCCCCTCCCACCCAACCGGCGCCTACTACGCCCTTTGGAGCGCGCCGCCGTAAGACCCGCCGCGGTGGTCGCAAGTCTAAGCGGTCTCGAACCGGAAAGAAGTCCAACCGTTCCTAGTGTACGCTCCATATTGAGTCTCGATCCTCTTCTTCAACTCAACTGTTGAACCCTTTGAGATCTCATTCGTACGCTTCCACCTCTGAAACTCAGCATTGATCTGCCCAACGTTTACGGGCGTCTCAACAACCTCACCCTCCGACAAGGGTGTGATGTGATCGGCAATAAACTGCCCGATGACATCAGTCTCATTCTTGTACTCACGCGTACTCAGCAGTACCTTCTCAGGGATATCCATGTTCCGGAACCCCTCACCCGCCTTGAAGATGTTAATCAAGTAGTTCATCATACACTCACCCCACTCCTTGCTCTCCACCTTCATTGGGATCGTCTTATCATCCTGCAGTTCATTTGGAAGTTTGGGGTTCCGTACAAACTTGTTAGGGAAGTCGATCACCAGGATACGGCGCCAGGTACCGTGATCCTGACCGTCAACCTTGGGTTTCACGTTGCAAGAGAGGTGGTACTTCGCCTGAACATCAATGTCTACCATCTCCTTAGACCCAGCATAAAGGTCACGTCCAGTCATCTTCTCTCCAGAAGACAGTTGCTTCATCATGCTGATCTTGATGTTAGCACCCTCCTCGGGTTCCTGCAGGGTCACGAACCGCTTTCCCTTCATGCGCACGATTTCGGGATTTGCAACACCCGCCTTGTTAGACTCCTGTGTCAGAAGAGTGATCGGCGCCTTGCATGCGTAATTGCCCATGCACGTCTCCATGAGAATCATCAACATGGACTTTCCATTAGAACCGCAACCAGTCAGAATGTGGAACCTCTGTGCAGGGTTGCCTCCGATCAAGCATGTCGAGAGGTGTGAGAGAAAGTATGTACGTGTCTGCTCGTCGGGCAGAATGCTCGACAGAAACTTCCACAACTCATCCCAGCAAGAGTACTCCTTATATGACCTATCTGCATGATAGTCAACTCCGGTGCTGAAACTAATGTAGTCCTCTGGTTTTCCATCACGGAACTCCATCGTGGACGTATCAAAGATACCGTTGTTGAATGCGATCAGGTTCTTGTTCGTGTCGAGTTTGGTCAATAGTTCCTCATCCAGAAAGAGCAGTCTTGCCTCCTCCATAACATTCTTCTTGAACGAAGTCGTCTTCATCTTCTTCTGAGCGATCATACACTTTTCCTTTCGCCTAGCAAGACTACACCTCTCGCATTCAGGGTTCTCACACCCCTTCTTACCTTGAGTGCACTCATCCGACTGCTGTAAGCGCTGGGCAATGTGGATCTCCTTTGCAAGGAACTTCCTCCAAACATCGCTTGAGAACTTCTGCAGAAGCGCTACACCCTTCTTAGTGCTCTTCCAAACATGTCCAACAAACCGATACCAGTCGTTGTTCCCGTAATCTGCGCACTTGAACTCATCACGGAACATCGCGAAGACCACCTTTGCCATGTCATGCTCCGTAAACGTATTCATTGCCTCCTCGATGAGTTGGTCCACGTTCCTTGCCTCGATCTTGTCGTACTCTGTTGGGTTGTCAGTACGAGACCAGTTACGAAGACTACGCTCAGACAGAATAGGACCGTTTGTCCTGAAACTAATGCTGTCCCATTTAGCCTGCGCTTCACGGGGATCGTACTTCTCGTACTTGGAACTGAAGTCATAGAACAGAGTCTCAAGGGAGTCCGGATGAATGTTCTTCAAACAGATACCAACGTCAATCCAGGTCTTGTAATCCGTATACCGTTTGGCGTCAAGGTTCATCACATGGTCCCTGTAATAGTTAACCATTTCCTCTGACAGCGGGATGCGGTACGTGTTCCTCTCCGGAGTCGATGCACGAGATCCGCGCTTCTCATTGTCATCTCGGTTCGTAGAACGACCGCGCTGAGCGCCTAGAGATACACGAACCTCTTCCTGCTCCTTCCTCTTCTGGAACATCGAAACCGCCTCCTCAGTCATTGGCGTCTCTGTCGAAGGACTAGACCGGATCGTCATCTTCTTCAGCAGATCGGGGGTCACGAGAACTGGGACATTGTTATCAACACTGATCTCTCCAGACTCTGAGTTCCAGTCAAGAATGTACTTGATAATGTACGGAGTTCCTTCCTTCTTCCTGGAACCGAGAAGTGTCCAGGGTTGGTTGTGATTCAGTGGAGAAGGATCGTAGACCTTGTCCCAGTTGTCCGAGAGAGGGAGATCCGGAAAGAACTCGGGCATTCGCTTAACAAGGTTGCGACGAATCTGCTCCTCAACAAAGTGGTTTGTCTTCAGTACCGGGATCACAAGGTGAAGACCAGACTTTGAGTAGTCAGGTGTAAGCTCTCCCTTGTCGTTCGTCTTCGAGGGATAATACGTAGGAACACGCTTCTCGCTCACAAACAACTCAACTGCTTCAGGCACAACGATGAACTTCTTCACTTCATTCATGTACTCCTTCACAAAGTCAATCACCTGTTCTTGTTTGTGAAGGTGCTCCTCAACACGCCCACCATATTTGAAATCAAGATCAACTCGCATAGCGCCGATTCGAGTGCTCTTCTCCGTCATATGTAGAGGGCCGCAGTTATCGCCGATGTAGACACAGTATAACTGATAGAATTCATCCATATCCTCTTCTTCAATCCGCCAAGCTCCGCCAATCATACTTGTATGAGTGGCATCGTTGCCTTCAGATCGTCTACCTTCTCGCTTCTTACCTGTGTCGCTCTCCTTTTTGGTTCCCTCAAGAAAATCTTTGAGTTTAGATGGCTGCATCCTGTGATAATAGGGAGGATAAGTTATCGAGGGACCATCCATTTTGAACGCACGTTTCTGGACTAAAAAAATGGATTCCACTTAGAACAAGGAGACCTAAGTACACAATGAAGTTCTGTACTCAGTGCGACAATATGATGTATAACATCGAAGAGCGAAATGGGTCAGCGTTCCTGAAGTGCCGTCAGTGTCCTTACGAGGAACCTATCACGCAGGAGAACCCCGTAGTTTATGATCACGATCTTCTTCAAGACACCTCAATTCAGTACTCAATTAACCCGTACCTGAAGCACGACCCTACGCTACCCAGGTTCACAAACATGAAGTGTCCTAACATGACCTGCTCTACACGGGCGCCAGGTAAAGAGTCAAACATTGTTGGCATCAAGTTGGATGCTAAAAATGTTGTGTGGATGTATCAGTGTGCAAGTTGTGACGCTACATGGAAGCAGAGTGCGCGCGGTCCTTAGGACCTTTGGGGACGCGTCCTTAAACAGGTTGCCTGACAGCCTTGTAGGCGCCGGTAGCCTTGGTATCAACACGAGCAAGGTGAGCAACAGGAGCGTAGACGCCGTCCCACTTTGCTGCAGTTGTAGGAAGACCGCCAAGTTGCTGAGTCTTTCCAGAACTCAATGTTCCAGACTGACCAACAGTAGAAAGATTTTTAGGTTGGTTCACATATCCCTTACCATCGTAAGGGCGAACACGCTGGATTACACCATTAACTGCGCTCACCGTCGCGTTTTGCGGGGTCAGGATTGCTGCCGCTTGACTCGCAAGAAGTTGAGCGTTCATGATGGATTGAGTGGGGACGACCTGGTCGCTCGTCTGAATCTTCTTGGGAATC